CAACCAATAATATTGGCTAAAGTTTACTAACTTATCAAAATCAGTAAACGGATCCCAAGAATAATAATCACTGGTATAAAGACGATCGCTTTTAGAAGTATTTGCACCCTGTAACTGTAGTGCATCTGAAATTCCAGGATAAGTGATTGCATCTTCAACTGTGGTGCTATCAGGTTTCTGAATAATAACACCAGGTTCTAATTGATAATCATTGCGACTTTTAGTAGGCTCAATGACATACTTGTCATCGGCATTTACTCCAGGACCTACCTTACGTCCTACAAATCCTTGTGTCTTTTTAAATTTAGGCTCTTGAACTAACTGATCAAGAGTAGCGGCCAAGAATTGTCTGTTAGTCGGTGTTTGAAATATCTCAGGTAAAAAATCTACTGTGCGAACATTAGTGGCCATTAAATTACTCCACTACCTGGGGCAGTCTGCAAGTTAGTAGCAGTCAACGCTTGGATAACTGAGATATCAGCAACGGTTGCAGCATTGGCAAAAATTTCATTTGGTGCAGAACGTATTTCGTACAAGTCTCCAAAACTCTTTTGTGGATTAAGTGGAACCAACACCACTGAACTAACTACACTACCAATTTGGCTGTGCAAGTACGCAGCCAATTCTGAGAAATAAAATGTAGCTCCAAAATCCCATTTATCAATGCTGAAGTACTGATCGATATTAGCTACTACTAGATTTTTAATTTCACTTACACTAGCAGTAGTATTGGCAGCAGGAATCACTTTGATTGTAGCACGAAGTTGTTCAGCAGCCTTTGCACCAAACAAAGGTTTAAACACCACTGAGTTTAAAATCATGTTGTCTGAAATCATTTTATAATCTTGTAGTCCAGCATATGCAGTACTTAGCTCGTCAATTGTTGGGCGAGTTGGCTCCGGAACTGTTCCAGTACTATCTTTGATATAATTTTGATAGGCAGTATAATATTCTGCAGTTACAACATACAAGTCAATGATATTAGTTGATCCAGGATCGATACGATTAGTTAATGCACTATTATGACGATATTGAAAATACAAGTCTTGGCGACCAGTCTTGGCAATATAATCATTTGTCTGTGTTAAAATCTTTGTACCAGTAATTGTAGTTGATAAGATGTAGAATGTTCCGACTGTACCAGTTGATACACGCTCGACTACACTAATGTATTCTGTACTTGATGGTTGGGCATATGCATAAAATATTTGGCCGTCTACAAACTCAGTCTTAACTAATTCAATCTGGTCCAGAGTAGAGTAATCAGAATTAACAATGCCTGATTGCACCAACAAATATCTTTCTAAGTTATCAAAATCAACAATGCGTTGGAAGAATACCAACTTAGATGTTGTGTTTACGTTTGGTGCAACAATCTCATTAAAGAAGTCTGGATCATCAGGCACGCCGTCGCCGTCATTGTCTTGGTACGACACAATAACTTGATAATCATCTACAAAGCCATCAGGCTGAATAGGTTGATCAATAATTCTTAATGTTACATCGCCGGGTAATGGAAAATTACTGTCAGGAAGACTGTTAGTCTTTAGTACTTTAACAAAGTCTCTAATTGTAGTACCAGTACGACTATCATAGATCTGTTCATTTCCGTAGAAGAAGAATCGGGTTTGTAACACTGATCCAAAGTAGTAATTCAATCCTCTTGATGTAACAGTATAAGAAGTTCCATCAGTGATGAATTGTGCAAACCAACTTGCATCTATGTTAGTACCAGAATTGTTTTGTGCATACTCTAAACTAAAAGGTTGGTCTTGTGCAAGATTATTTGCAGTAATCAAATACCAAGTAGCAGTCAAATTGTTATAGCCTAACCCAAAGTTTCTAAATAATGCTATTTGATCAGCAATACTTTGGCGTAAATCTGTTGGAAATACTGTTACAAATACTGGGATTACTTCTGTAGGAATAGCTCCACTTGGTACATAGTTGTTTAATGTAATCGGTCCAGTACCGTTGTCAAAATTTCCTCGACCTTGATTAGTACCATCAAGATAAATGGCAGTTGGGCTTGCCCAAATAACTAAACGCTCGTTGGGTTTAAGCGGAATACCTGCTTTTAATTTATTGTTTGCATCAAAGAAATAACCAGTAGGTGGTTCAAATTTAACTAACGAACTAACTGTGATGTATTTTGTGTTGGTAGACGAATAAAATGTTACAGGAACAGGATATCCTTGACTATTTTTAAAGTAACCAGTTGTTTCGTTTGCCAATGTAGTACTTTGACTCCAAGTCAACGATAGTCCTGATAAAGGAGGACGTGGGTAGTTGGCATAGTAAAATTGTTGCGCCGCAGCTTTGATCAACAACGGTTCAACTTGATTAGTAATAACATTACTAATATCAACTGTGGTTAACCATGTAAACAAAAACGATGGCAATATGTTTTGTTCGTATAATGCACCGTCACTTGAGAATGTGTTAGTACTGGAATATTTTCCAGTGTTATCAACTAAATCAAGATAACGACTTGTTCCAATAGCAGCACGATTCAATGCTTTGCTTTTGATAATAGAGTTGTATGCAGTAAACGGAAAGTTATTATAGTCTTCACCGTTGACCATACGATTTTGTGTGTAGTATCTTGCAGGAGCACGTTGTTTAATCGCATTGATTGTTTCACGTGGCAATGCATTGCTTACTGGTTGTGTAATACCACAGGTAAATGTTAACGTTTCTAATTGACCTGTTCGACTTACGTAGCTAACAGGCAATACAACACTTTGCATTTCTTCTGGGTTAATAATATATTGTAATCCATTACTGGCTCTAACATAAGCCCGGAAGAAGCCTACTGGAATCTGACTGAATACTCCGTCACCAAAGTCCATGGTAATCTGATCATTGACTCGGCTTGTTGTGGAAAATATATTTCTTAATGTCGGTGTTAGTTGCTCAACTGCAGCAGTATAAACACTTTCAACATATGACCATTCGTTGATAATATTTCCTACATTATCAAGTTGGTACAACCAACGGTCTTCGTTGTTAACGCCTTCGATGTTAATATCAACTGCACGATTAGCAATACGTTCTGGCAAATTAAAATCTTGATTTTGTAATACACCTTGCTTGAAATAAAAGAAATATCCTGTATTAATACTTGCATAGCCAAGTTGATCATTGCGATACAACATATTAAATTGTCCGTTTGGACGTGGACTTGGCTCGTAGACATATCCTCTGCCACTGGCGGTGGCACTTACAGCTTCAAATGGCATATTAATACCATCAACAATTGCACTATAAGGTATAACTGGCAAATAACCAGGCAAGATATTCATTGTGTACTCGTCAGTTCTGACACCTTGAATAGTAGTTCTATTCCCAGGACGACCTATACGTTGACTATTAACTAACGATGCATTAATAATGGTTGTAAACTGTTCTTGCCAATCAAAGTTTGTAGGATCGGCCCAGTTAATTGTGAGATTGGCCAGATTAATACCGTTGTAATCGTAGACATTTTCTGTAGTTTGAATAGAAAATACTTTAAGATACCCGGATGCTTCTGTATTACGTTTGGGGGTATAGCTAACTAAATTAGCTAATTTTACCACTGAATCTCTACGCTCGGCAGTATCTAAGTAATTTTCACGTGTGTTTAAATCAGTACGGAATGCAAGTGCTTGGCCCATAAATGCCATAACATCAAGCAATGCAATAAACTCAGAACTTTCAATGTAGTCATTAAACGTTTCTGGGTAATATAGTCGCAAATAATCCACGAAACTCTTACGTAATGTTTCGAAATCGTAGCTTTGGAAGTCAGCTTCTCTGTAGGTTTGGTAGATTCTCTTCCAATCCTCAACTCCAAATATCGCGGTTTGTCTAGTAGTCTTTGCCATGGCTTTCCGTTGTTTGATTATTTATGGTTAAAATAAACGGCGTAGTTAAACGTAACTCGCTCTACGAGTTTCTTGATTAAAGAATATGTTTAATTGCTCAACCGTGGTGCCCGGTACTATAGACGCTGATATTTGTATCAGTATACCATTGTCTTGTGGAAATAATTGAATATTATCTATAAACAATCTAGGATCTTGCCCGGCAACTCTTTGAATTTCTTGCAGTATAGCTGATTGTATTTCTTGAGTTTGATTCTCAAATAAGAAGTTCCAAATTGCCGAGCCATATTGCGGCCGACCAACAAGTTGTCCTTGTTGTATGTTGAACCCATTAAGTAAATCTCTTTTAACTAATGCAAAATCAGTCAAAGTAAATTTTTTAGGTTGATCAATAGTATTAAATCCAATGAATGTTGACATGCTTGTATTTAAGCCTGTTGTGATGTGTCAGTTGCACTAGGAGCGGCTGCGGCATTTTGAGCTGCAGCCGACTCTGCTGCCGCTTTATTAAGTTGTTTTAATTTTGCAATCATTGCATCAAGGTAAGTGTGTTTTTTACTGCTTGCAGTTGAAATGTAGTTTTGTAAATCTTCAAGTTGTTTTTGTGCCGCTGAAAGATTTCCGCCGGAAAATGCAGCGTCGGTTATTTTGTCACGGACTTTAGACCATGCTAAAGATTGGTCGATGCCTAAATTTAAAGTTGCGTATGCTTCAGCTTTAGTAGTAACAGCTTCTGCTTTATCTTTAAGTGCAGCAACGTCTGTGTCTATTTGTTGTTTTAAGCTGTCTATTTGTGCAGTAACTGAATTTGGCCCCGCTGCACCCGATACCGGAGAAGCAATTTTACTACTTCCGATAATTCTACTTGTTGCAGAATCAACCGTGGTACGATCAATAGTTCCACTGTATGCAGCGGCTGGTATAACCCCGGCAGCAAGACCTGGCAATTTAAAATCACTAAAGTTAACTGCAAATTTATTCTGTCCAGCAAATGCATCCATTTTTTGTGCTATTAATCCAGATAGTCCCGGAATAGCACCAGTAAGTTTTGCCGCCGATGCTCCTATAAGAGGATTGTTT